TGCAGAGGTTGGCAGTATCTACAAAATCAACTGAGGAAGCGCAAAAGTTATTAAACCTTGCTTTAGACATCTCCAAAGGTCGTGGCATTGAATTAGAAACTGTTGCAAACGCATTAGGTCGAGCACAGGATGGCAATACCACAGCTCTTGGCAGATTGGGTCTTGGTTTATCTAAGGCAGAACTATCCACTTTGTCATTTACTCAAGTGCAGGAAAGATTGTCGGATCTTTATGGTGGCGCAGCAGCTGCAAACGCTGAAACATTCCAAGGTAAGATCGATCGATTAAAAGTTGGATTTGACGAAGCCAAGGAATCGTTAGGCGTTGCATTACTCCCAGCAGTTGAGCAATTTATTGGTTTTCTAAATAACACAGGCATTCCAACACTAAATGCGTTTATTGCAGGATTAACTGGCGATGAAGGATTAAGCGCAGGATTAGCAGAAAGCCAAAAGGGTGCTGAAACATTTGGTAAAGCAATTAGTGCACTTGCTGGCATACTTGCAGGGTTTCTAAATTTTATTAGAGAAGTAATTGGTGGATTGACAGAGTTAGCGAATCAAGCAATCAGAGTTGTTAATATTATTAAGCCCGGAGGAGATGTTGGCTATATTCCAAATGTATCTCCAAGTGCAAGTCAATTAGGAATGCTTGGCGCAGCACCATTGCCAGCAGTTCCGGCAAACACTAGAGAGAACCGAACAACAGCAGTCACTAACATTACAGTTCAAGCCGTAGATTCTGAAGGTGCTGCAAGAGCCGTTGCAAAAGTGTTAAATCAAAGCGCATCCCGATCAGTTCCACAGCTATACAACAGCGGGATAACTAGGGCTCGATAATGACAGTCTGGACACCTGACTGGAAATTAACTGTTGCTGGTGTTGATTACACCGACATTGCTATCAGCGATATTGCCCATCAAGCCGGTCGAGATGATATTTATACTCAACCTAATCCATCTTATTTGCAGGTTGCTCTAGTTGCCTTATCTGGTCAAACTTTGCCTTTTCAAATTAATGATTCTTTGAGTTTGCAAGTTAAAAATAGTTCGGGAACTTATGTAAATTTATTTGGTGGGGATGTTACTGATGTAACTGTTGAGGTTGGGGCAACTGGATCATTGGCAACTGTTGTCAATTACACAATTCTTGCAATGGGTTCATTGGTTAAACTTGCCAAAGAAATTTACAACGACAATCTTTCGCAAGATGAGGATGGCGACCAGATTTATGAATTGTTGTCTAGCGTATTATTGGCATCATGGAATGATGTTCCAGCGGCTACAACATGGGCAACCTATGACGCAACTGAAACTTGGGCAACGGCAGGTAATCAAGGTTTAGGCGAAATCGATCAACCTGGGCTTTACACAATGTCAGCCAGATCAGCTGATCCCGATACTGTCTATAACATTGCGAGTTTTATTGCTGATAGCGCATTTGGTTATCTTTATGAAGCGCCTAATGGAGATATTGGTTATGCAGATGCAGACCACAGGCAGACTTATCTAGCAACCAATGGTTATGTTGATTTAGATGCAAAACATGCTTTAGGTCAAGGATTATCAACTATTACAAGATCAGCAGATATCCGCAACGACATTTATATCAATTATGGAAACAATTTCAATTCACAAGCAACTGCTACAAGTGCAGAATCTATTGGCTTATATGGTTACAAAGCCGAAAACATTAACTCTGCTATTCATTCAGGTGTAGATGCTCAAGAGGTTGCCGATAGATACATTGCCCAGCGTGCCTTTCCGTTAGCTGCCTTTCAATCAATAACTTTTCCCATAACCAATCCTCAAATTGATAACAGCGATCGGGACAACCTTTTAGGTGTGTTTATGGGTCAGCCTTTAAACATTCAAAACCTGCCAACTCAGATCTCAAATGGGGTCTTTGAAGGTTATGTTGAGGGCTGGCGATGGAGCACAAGGTTCAATGAATTATTTCTAACCATCAATCTTTCACCGGTGGCGTTTAGCCAAGTGGCGATGCGCTGGAATACTGTGCCAATCACCGAGGCATGGAACACAATTGATCCAACTTTGACATGGGAATACGCTACAATCGTAGCCTGAGATAAAGGATAATATGGCAACTACTACAAATTACAGCTGGAGCACTCCAGATGATACAGCCTTGGTCAAAGATGGCGCAGCAGCCATTAGATCACTTGGCACAGCGATTGACACCACAGTTTTCACAAATGCTGGAGCAGCAATTGCTAAAACCATTGTTGATGCAAAAGGTGATTTAATTGTTGGCACAGCAGCCGACACAGTTGCAAGATTAGCCGTTGGTGGAACAAATGGACACAGTTTGCAAATTGATTCCTCAACCGCTACCGGACTTGCTTGGGCTGCACCTGCTACTGGTGGTGGAATGACTTTATTATCAACAACTGCTTTATCAGGCACATCCACAACTGTTTCAACTATTAACCAAACTTACAATCATCTTTATATTGTCGTTTATAATGTTACGACTGCAAGTAATGTTAGTTACAAATGGCAAACAAATATAACTTCCTCTGTTTATAGTCAGGTGCAAATGTCAAGTGGTGCGACAAATGGTGGACCAAGACTGGGAACGAGTGTAGGTCTTGATGATATGGTAGAATCAGTATTAAGCACAGGTGGTCTGAATACATATACTTTATTATTACAAAATTATGCAAGCACCGCAATACGCAAAACTTTTAGTTCAGAGTTTGGTTATGAAGGTCAACACACAGGTGGTAGATATGTCAGTATCGATGGAATTATTAGTTCATTAACCGCAGTTGATAGTTTTACATTTACCAACAGCGGTCCTGCAACGCAAAATAGTGGAACAATGTTAATTTACGGAGTGAAATAATGACTAAACCAATGATCAGAATACATAACCAAGAAACAAATGAAGTTATTGATCGTGAAATGAATGCTCAAGAATTTGCTCAATACAAAGCAGATCAAGCAGCAGAGATTGCTCGCCAAGCCGAAGCCCAAGCAAAAGCAGATGCTAAAGCAGCAGCACAATCTAAACTTGCAGCCCTTGGTTTAACTGTTGAGGATTTACAAGCTCTAGGTTTGTAATGAAACCTTGGTTATCTAAAGCAGCTGTGCAGTTGCGTGAGCAGATTGATGATTCCTTCCCAGAGCGTTTGCGCAAATCTGATGGGTGGATTGGTGATGCTAGACATAGCACACGAAAGAGCGATCACAACCCAGACACAAATGGATGCGTGCGAGCAATTGATATTGACGCTCGGCTTTCTGACGACAAAGGGCTTTCAGCATATTTGGCAGATCAAATTCGATCATACGGGAAAACCAATGGTCGCATCAGTTATGTGATTCATCAGTCAAAAATTGCATCACCATTACTTGGATGGCGTTGGAGATCCTATAAAGGCAATCCACACTCACATCATATTCATGTAAGTTTCAAGAAAGATCAAGATAAAAACTCAGACTTTTTTCACATCCCACTACTAGGAGGCAAAGCATGAAACTATCAAACAAACATAAGGCAGCAATTAAGTCATATTTAAGAGCTGTGGCTGCTTCCGGTATAACTGTGCTGTTGGCAATTGTTGCTGACATCCGACCAGAGTTTGCAATCCTTGCTGGAGCATTGGTTGCACCTCTTGCCAAGGCATTAGATCCAAAGTCTGGCAAAGAAGCTGATTATGGACTTAATGCGAAATGACAGCCAACGAATGGGTTGGTATAGCCGTTGGCGTATGCGCCATATCAACAAGTTTATTACTGGGTCTGCGCTGGGTTATTAAATCTTACTTACAAGAATTAAAACCCAATTCTGGAAGTTCGATCAAGGATCAAATTACAAGACTTGAACAGCGTGTCGATGATCTGTTTGTCTTAATCAGTAAGCGATAATTTTAATTATGGCGAACACACGAAAACCTATCAAACGCAAAAAGATCAATCGTCGAGTCGTTCGCCAATCTCCTGAACCATTATCAAAGATCGATCAGCATTACACCGCATTACACGAATGCTACAAAGCAGCTAGAAAAGCAGGATTCACACCTGAGCACGCTTTTTGGTTGATGACTGAACATAAGACATTCCCTGATTGGATTGTGGGCGATGGTGGGATCATCCCATCCATAGATCCAACTGAC